TTATCTAACTTAGGATACTCTCCTCGTTTAAATATCTTTTGTTCTTGTATTTCTCGTAGTCTTTGTTTTGGTATTTCTGACCACCATGGCAAATTAATCATTATCTATTGCTCCTGACTTCCAACTTGGATTTAATACTTCCCCATCTCGTTCGTAGTCAACCAGATATTTATCTGTACAACCAGTGAGGTCTTGTAGTTTAGTTATGTAATAAGATGTGGGTATGCCAAGGAATGGTCTATATAAATCTAGTATCATGACCAATCTATGTTTACCTGTTCTGTTGTGTGCTGAATGTACGATTTGATTATTAAATGCGAAAGGTGCTTCGCTAAATTGTATCTCCTCGTCATTTACCTCTAGGAATATATCACCTTCAGGAATATGGAGGGGAAAGTGTAATCTTAAATACTTACCATCTTTATTTTCATGACCAGTATGACGCAGTACAACTGAGTTTGGGGCAATCATTGAGTAAGTAATTACATTTATCCATTGTTCATATTTTTCTAAAATAGATCTTAACACTGGTAATCTATCACGATTCTTTTTCATTCGCTTTTCCATTACACCTTTACCAGCTTCTCCTGGATTCCAAATTAAATTAAAAGCATGCCAACTGTCGAGGTTTCTCTTACCTAACTGTTTATTTCCTACATTGGCTTCTTTCGCCACCTTATACCCAGCAGTTTCAAATACAGGTAAAGTATCCTCTTCATACATTTTATTTAATCGTTGTTGTATATTGTCTCCTTCATAGGGAAGTAATACTTCTTCTAGTAAGGCAGGGCAGAGGGGGAGTATGTGGTCAAAGACTTCATCTAACATAGGGTATTCGCCATGTCGGAATATTCCCTGTATTTTTGAGTTGTGTAATTTTTCTCTAGACCACTCTGCGTATTCTGGCAGTTTCATATAATATTATCCTTGTGCTATTTCTAAACTTTCTCTCCAAACACGATCCCTAGTAGCACCTGAAAATCTTTCAACTGGTAGCATCATAGCAGTATTCCAGTTGGCTGAGTTTACTTGTAAGAATTGTGATTTTACTTGTGTCTTTAAATATTTTTTTACAGCAGGTCTGCCGAGTGCTAACCTTGACGATCCTCGTATAGTGTTCCATTGAAACTTCAATCGTGTAGTATCGTCCATCTTTTTGTTTGATGCGTATGTCATCAATCTATCTAACAATCTAATGCGTAATAGGTATGGTAGATAATGCATGTTTAAACCTAAGAAATACTCTGATTGTATTTCAAAAGGAAACACCAAAGGGAATCTATCAAAGTATGGTAATGTATCAGCACCTTTGGCTTCATATTGAAACATATACATCCTGCCAGGAAGTAATCGTGTAGAACGACCTGCTTGTTTCATTATTGCCTTTGGCTGAGGTCGCAGTTGACGCAACCTTACAACTTCTTTATTAAACCATCCTCTGCTTTTCTTAGCAATGTCTGGGTCAGTTGCTGCCTTATCGAAAAAAGTTTGTGTTGGTGTTTTAGCCACTTATCTTTCCTAGTCGTTGAAGCATAAGTTTGTTTGCTTCATGTAGTTTTTCTATTGCTTCTTTTGACTGACCACGATATGGTACAGCCATAAACTCTTTAATCATTTGAGCATTGATAGACTTACCATCTATCCATACATCGCCAAGTATTCTACCGAACTTACCAGTCTCGTAATCCTTGTATGTTTTGATTGAAAGATTCTTACCTTTTTTTAATGCTTCAGTCAAATATTTCTTAGCTAAAAGACCTCGGATCTTTTCTTCTTTATTTCTTGTTCTTGATTCGGGTGTATCGATACCAAACATTCTCACTCTAGACTTATACATTATATCAAATCCTATATCAATAATAACATCAATGGTATCACCATCGACTATCTTTGTGACTTTATGTATTCTGTATGAAAAATCAGTTGGATCTCCCAGTTTTGGTTGGGGCATAATATCTCCTTTTTATTCTACTATTTAGTCTTTTTATCTAGACCAGTCTTCCATGTAAGACCTAATTCATCTTCAGTCAATATAATGAACTTTTGACCACGATCTAATGCGTATTGTTCTGCTGCTTTCCACTTGGCTGCATTTACAGTATATGCTTTTGACTCAGCCAAATACTTTTTTGTCCTTCTTCCAGTAAATTTAGGAGGTGAGCATTGTACTTTTGGTTTTATTTCAACTAAATAGGTGTGTATCTGGTCATGTTTATTTTTGACTTTTATTGTAAAGTCTATAAAGTATCGATGCAATCGGTTATCTACTGGCGATCTATAAGGCACAACTGTTTCTTCAGATCTCCATTTTAACACATGATTAGATCTATCGCACCAAGAAGCGAAACGAGTTTCCCAACTAGAACGCATAATAATGTTCGTTGGGTTTCCTTCGTACTTCTCGGGATTTAATGGGGTGTATTTTCTTTTGTGAAACATAACTAAATATATCCTATACAACTACTATTTAGGGGTCAAATATACATGTCATCAGCAAGGGGTGCATCATTAAAAAACGCTGGGTCGGTCACGCACTCACATCACAGTTCCACATCATCAACAACTACTACTCGTACAAGTCAAGCAGTAGTATCTGATGAGGATCTAAATGATGCAGTAGAAGAAACGAATAAGAGTCCTTCTTATGCAGTCACGCACTTATCATATCCAGAAGATATACTAAATGTCCCAGATTATGGTGGCAATTATGTTATGTTCTTTATTAATGAAAGGCAAGAATCTAAGATAGCACAAGACACATCAAGAGTACTTGAGGATGTAGATCCAGGTGTTGGTCGTGCTATTAATGGTGCTGGCTTCAGTAATTTTGCTGCCATAGGAAGTAGTTTCCTAACAGGAGCAGGTGCTGGTGCTTTACTTGGTGGATTATTTTCAGGTGCTGCTGGTGGGATTTCAAAAGGTGCTGCTTCACTTGGAGCAGCAGGTGCTGTATCAACAGGAGCATTAGGAAACTTTGACAGTTTAAATCCTTCAGCACTCGGTAAGAAGTTTTCCAAACCACTAAAAAGAATGAAGCATGCTATCGCTTTACACATGCCTAACAACTTTGCTATTCGTTCTGGTGCTCAGTATGAAGAAGCAGAAACATTTATGACTCAAGCATTTATGCAAGGTGCTGATGTACTTGCTGCAGGTGCAACTGACTTGGTAAAAAACTTGTCAAGTAAAAAACCTGCATCAGAATCTATAGCAGGTCTAGTAAATGATTTAACAGCAGGATCTGCTGGTGTTGCTCAAGCAGCAGCATTACAAAATATTCCAGGAAGTGAAGCAATACAAGCCATGGCAGGTGTTGCTCCTAACCCGAAAAAAGAACAAATATTCAAGAACATGGACTTTCGTACCTTTCAGTATGACTACCAGTTCTTCCCTCGCTCTGGCGAAGAGTCAAACAATATACGAAATATTGTAAACACATTTAAATATCACATGCATCCTGAGTTTAAAGATGATGATGGTTTCTTATACCTATATCCAGGAGAGTTTGAGATATTCTACTATATTGGTGACTCTATAAACCCATATATACACAAACATACATCAGCTGTATTAAAAGAAGTGAATGTAAACTATACACCACAGGGTCAGTTTACTTCGTTCGATAATGGAGCTCCTACACAAATTAACATGACATTATCCTTTCAAGAACTATCTATCCTTACTAAAGGGCATCTTGGGGCGATGGGTGAAACTCCTCCAAAAGAGCAAACCCCAGCAGATGGTGTTGAACCAGATATGAGTCAATAATGGCTGATACATATTTTAAAAAATTCAACGAGATATACTACATTACACGAGAAGGTAATGAAGAGAAGCTCAAAGTACTTACTGATATCACAACCAATGTAAGACTTAGGAAACAAATACTACAAAACATAACTGCTTATGAGTTTTATGACATAAAGCAGTATGAAACAATCGAAAACTTAGCTGAGAGACTTTATGGGGATCCTAATTTACACTGGATCCTTATGCTCATCAATAATCGCTATGACTATGTAAATGACTTCCCACTGGAGCATGATGCTCTAACTGCTATGATAACTGCTAACTATGCATCGCCTGATACTGTCAAATGGTATAAGAAAGATGGGTTGGTAGTTGATTCTTCAGTAGCAGGGTCGATTGGTCAAACACATCGTGAATATGAGATGGAAAGAAACGAAGCCAAGAGGAGAATAAAGATCGTCACTCCCACACTAGCTATGCAGATAGTGCGTGAGTTTAAAAAAATGGAAATATAGATTATGGCACAGGCAGGAGTCGCATTCGCTGGTGATGTAACAATTAATGCAATTGAGTTAGTCGCTGGTGGTTCAAAAATAGATATAAGAGAGCAGGTTCTAAGTATTGAGCTGTTCGAAGATATCTTTTCCCCATTCATCACAGGTAAAGTAGCAATTACTGATTCGCAAGATCTAATCAATCGTATGCCACTTATCGGTCAAGAACTGATACAGATAGATATACAAACACCTGAGATGGATAAAAGTAAATTCAAAGGTACATTCTACATATTCAAACTGACTGAGAGAATAAGTCTTGGTGATACTGAGACTGGGTATGTGCTTCACTTCATTAACAGTGATGCTGTGAAAGATAGAAACAACAGTATCGATGCTGCCAAAAAAGGTTTCTGTAGCAATATCATACAGGACTTGGTAGCTGAAGATGCACAAGGATTAAAGAGTACGAAGCAACTGAACATGACACCGACTGTAAATGGTACTCGCTTTATATGTAATGGTTGGTCGCCGACAAGAGCCATCGATTTCGTCACGGAACGAGCAATAAATAAAGAAGGACACGCTGACTATATCTTCTTTGAAAATAGAGATGGCTATAACTTCCTTGGCTTATCAGAACTGTACAATGGACCAGTGATACAAGAATTTATTGAAGATAACCAGTCACCTGATGGGTCAGATGCGGATGAGTCTTACAAAAGAATCAGTAAGATGTTTATGCATGAAGGATTTAATTTCTTTGAACGACTTCGACAGGGTGTGTTTATCAACAAACTGAGAAACTATGATATGACAACCAAAACCTATACCAAATCCAATTACAGCAGTTTGGCTCAGTTTAAAGAACGCAGTCATCTAAACAAATATCCACTGAGTACTCCTGATGTTATCGCCAACGAAAATGCATCCAGCTTTCAACTACTCACTCATGAGAATATGCATAAAGGTTTCGGTGATACATCGGTAGAGCGTTCACTCCTACAAAGAACATCAGCCATCGCCAATACTCGTGCTTTCGTACTGAATATCGAGGTTCCAGGCAGAATGGACTATACTGCTGGTCGAGTGGTGAATTTATCTACATTTAGAAAAGAAGCCACGGATAAGGATACTGATATGCTTGACCCCATGTTCTCAGGGAATTATCTCATTGGCAGTATCGGTCATGAAATCACTTCCAAAGCTCATACCTGCTCGATGGAGATCTTTAAAGACAGTATGCTAGTTGACCTAGCAAAACTGCGGGAGAGTGCTTAAAATGGCTAAAATGAGTCTTTATACAGGTGTTGTAGAGAATAGAAACGATCCTCTCAAGCTGGGTCGAGTCAAAGTAAGAGTCCACGGAGTACATAATACCGATATTGCTATACTGCCTACTGAAGATTTGCCGTGGGCGATCGTTATCCAGCCTACTTCCAGTGCTGGTATCTCTGGGGTCGGCTATAATCCTGGACTGGTTATCGGAAGTATTGTAGCAGTTTGTTTCACGGATCCAGATGAGCAAATGCCGATTGTACTCGGGAGTGTTCCTGGAGTACCGCAAGATCCAGTCGAAAAAGAGGGTC